ACTAATATCCTTTGCTATTCGTTTGGAGACTCCAGTAGTAGGAGTTCGCAGAAGATTTGGTGTCTATGACGAAAATAATGGTGCGTTCTTTGAGGATGATGGTGGCACCTATGCAGTCGTTCTTCGCAGTAAAGCATCTGGTAGTGTAGTAGAAACCAGAGTTACTAGAGACAACTGGAATGGTGATAAGTTAGATGGCAATGGTCCTAGTCAGATTACTGCTGATCCTGCTGCCATTCAGATGATCAATATTGAGTATGAATGGTATGGTGCTGGTCAAGTAGTCTTCAGTTATACTATTGACGGTGAAACTCATACTATTCATAAGTTTAATATCGCAAACAGTCAAAATCAAGTTTGGTGCTCCACTCCGTTCCTTCCTATTCGTGTTGAGTTAGAGAATGTAACTGGTGCTGCTGGAACTCATTACATCTATCAAGGTTCTAACTCTCTCACCCAAGAAGGAGAGCCAGAGAAACTTGGCACACTTGTTAGTTATTCCAACTCCATCTCTGGCACTACACTGCCAGTAGCAAATACATTCTATCCTGTTTTAAGTTTGCGTCTCAAACCTACCGACCTTGCTGGTATTGTATTACCAAGGTCTCTACAGGTAGCAACAAACGATAATACGAATGTATTCTGGAGACTGGTAGAAAATCCAACTCTTACTGGTGGCACTTGGATAGACCATCCAAACCCAGATGCGATTACTCAGGTGAATACTACTGCGACTGCTGTTAGTGGTGGTGTAGTTATTCTCTCAGGTTTTACTGTTGGTGGTGGTGCTAATCTGATTGATCTTGACGACAAGGCATCACTACAGATTGGTAGAAGTTCGTTGGGAACGGTGAGTGATATCTACACTCTTGAGTGTGCCTCCCCCAACACCAACAAAGCAGCACTAGCAGTGTTGAACTGGTTAGAGCAACGTTAACATAACGCAATTATTTGTAATATCTTAAGATTCTCTGAAAGTCGTTGCAAGAAGGAGAATTTATATGGGTTATATTGGATTCTTATCACATTTTAACATAGTGTAACACTATTTTTGGGTAAATAGTACTATACTTGTTGTATCAATGTGATACTCTAATGGTCTCATTTTACTTAACTGTTGCTATTTTCATTGTACTAGTTGCATATGCTGGCGTTGATAACACAATGAAATTGATTGCATATACGGACTTGGAGTTGCGTTGGCAATGGGTTTTGTTCAGAGGATTCTTCATTAGAAGAAAGTTAGAAAAGGAACTGAACATACCAAGAACAAGCATCATCAAGCACTATCAAACTTATGGCAAACGATAAAGAAATGTCTGACCTGTCTATTGACAGGAAGGAATGTCCAAAGTGTGGAGCTCTTTGGTTAAACGGACAACATTACTGGTCTGGTACTGGTAAAGAGGGCGATCCTCATGACCTTGCTGGATTGGTTTGCAATAAACTTGGTGACGAAACTTGCATAAATCCATGCAAAGGTTCGACATCTGGTATAACATGGGCGAAACGTCTGGAGCAACTGGAAAATGACCATCCCCAAGATTAACTTTACTAAGAAATGGGGTAAAGGAATTGAACCCCCAGAAAGACTGACTGAAGAACGTGTACAGGAGATGATCGATGCAGCAATTCGACGCCACAACCGTAACGCTAGCATTATTTCTGTGTGCGTCGGTTGGGTTGTTCTTGCTCTTTTTGCGGAGGGTCTCTTAAGACTTGTTGGAGTTATACCACCTTTACTTCCATGGATGGACATCACGCTGAAGTAATCGGCATAGTTTTGCTGCTAGTATTTGCAGCAACTATGTTTTATCAGGGAACCATGATAATAAGACAGCATCATGGGTATTCGCAACGCTATATAAAACGGGACATAGAAAACATGCGCCGTAGAGTTGAGGAATTACTCAAGAATGACGAAGACCCATAATCACAATAATGAACCTATGCCCAATTGGGTCATCTGGGCGGGTATAGGTTTGATGTCATTTACTATTATTATTTTTCTTGTCTTCACTCTTTCCGTAATATACTTTGGATAATGGAACACTTACTTGGACGGGCACTGCTAATTGTGGCGGTGCCTTTTGTTTTAACTACAATCTATTTCGGTTCTAAGAAGGGGCACTACTATGAATCCGAACACTATAAGGGAAATGGCACCGCACACTAGACAGAGGTTTCATTTTGCAGCATCATCGTTCTCTAGGATGTATGGTGTTGATAAAGTTACAGCAGACATGCTCGATTTCTGCACTGGTTGGGCAGAACAAACAATGCCTGCTCCACTAGAGGGATTGAATGAAGTAGACGTTTACTTTAGGAGACTATGGAACCTGAGATCGTTCAATTAGGTATACTATTCTTCATGTGTATGTTTGGCATTTTTCTGTTTTTAATTTCTTTATTCTAATGGGACACATTGCTGCTTGGACACTAAATAATCCATATACCCTCGGTATCATGTGCTTTCTTTTAGTCATGGTGCCGATTTTTGGGATTGCATATGTGCATAGAAAATGAAACTTTGGATGCTTGGTAATCGCTTTACAACAGAAACTTACGAACGAGAAAGATTTGTAGAAGAAGCAACTAAATATGGTATCGATTTTTCTTTAGTCTTCGCAGACGAAATCGATCTTATCGTTTCCAGAGATGACCGCAAATCCATTCGATATCGTAATGATATTGTTCCTCTCCCTGACGTGCTACTGGCTCGTACTGGGTCTGGTACTGGTTATTTTAACCTCAGTGTTGTCAGACAGTTTGAAAGACTAAATGTAACAACACTTCCAAACTCTGCTGCTATAGAGGCATCGAAGGATAAACTTTATGCCAATCAAATCTTGGCGCAAGCAGGTTTACCTATTCCCAAAACTCTTCTTACTAGATTTCCATGTAAAGCGGAGTTGGTGGAAAAACAAGTCGGATTTCCATGTGTCTTGAAAGTTATTACTGGCAGTCATGGTGCTGGTGTATATCTTTGCAGAACACCAAAAGAGTTTGAAGATTTATCAGAATTAATTTCTAGTCTGGATAGTAAGACTAGCATGATTATCCAAGAATATATTTCCCATTCTGAAGGAAGGGATTTGCGAGTAATTGTTATTGGTGGTCGTGTAGTTGGAGCAATGCAACGTACAGCAACTGATGGGTCATTTAAAGCAAACATTTCTAGAGGCGGAGAAGGTGCTCCACATGAAGTTGACGATGAAATGGAAATGCTTGCTATTCAAGTTGCAAAGGTACTTGACCTTGATATTGCTGGTGTTGACTTACTATTTCATCCTGACGGATATAAAATTTGTGAAGCCAATTCCTCTCCTGGATTCAAAGGATTTGAAAAAGCATTAGGTATCAATATACCAGAAAAAGTTTTTGCATATGCCAAGATGAGGTCTTGTCTATAATGCCAGAGTTTGTTCCAGGTGTATTTGTAATTCTCGGATGCGGATTAGCATTTACACTATACTGTGTTGTCTATATATTAAGAATGGCATATAAGGAGATGCGCGATGGGAGCGATGACACCACCAAGTCGGAAGAGTTGTTACAACTTCCGAGTGACAAGCATAGATAAAGTGCTCGACGGCGATACAATCGATGTCACGATTGATCTCGGTTTTGATTTATATAAAAAAGAAAGAGTTAGAGTCGCTGGGGTTGACACCCCAGAGAAGCGAACAAAAGATGATGAGGAGAAAGCACTTGGATATGATGCGACAAACTGGCTCAAAGAAAAGTTGGAAGGTGCAATTACTGGAGAAGACGACCTTGTTATTAGGACTGAGCTTGTTGGTGGTGTGGGCAAATACGGTCGTCTCCTCGGTTGGTTATATATTGGAGACGCTACCACCTCACTCAACGAACAAATGATTGACGAAGGTTACGCCTGGGCATACGATGGCGGAACTAAGCAGAAAGACTTTGAAGAGTTGCGTGAAATTCGCAGACAGCATGGGACATTAGTATGATTAGTACATTATTTGTTTTTGGTTTTACCCTGCTGCTATGTTGGGCAATGGAAACAACATTCCCAACTGGCACTAAAGGTATTAAAAGGTATTGAATATGAGTACGACAGAAGTATACTTAGGTAATCCTAATTTAAAAAAAGCGAATGTTGCTACAGAGTTTACTCCAGAGCAAGTACAAGAGTATTTGAAATGTTCTGAAGACCCAGTATACTTCGTCACTCATTACATCAAAATTGTATCTCTTGACGAGGGTGTTATCCCTTTCAAGATGTATAATTTTCAGGTTGACATGGTTAAGAGTTTCCATGACAACCGATTCAATATTGCAAAACTTCCTAGACAGTCTGGTAAGTCTACTGTCGTTACTGCATACCTTCTTTGGTATGTTTTGTTCAATCAAAATGTCAACGTAGCAATCCTAGCAAACAAAGCAGCGACTGCGCGTGAAATGTTAGGTCGTCTACAACTGTCATATGAAAACCTCCCCAAGTGGCTCCAGCAAGGAATCCTCCAGTGGAACAGAGGTAGTTTGGAATTGGAAAATGGAAGCAAAATCCTGGCTGCATCTACTTCGGCTAGTGCCGTCAGGGGTATGTCTTTTAACGTTATTTTTCTGGACGAATTCGCGTTCGTTCCGAATCATATCGCTGACCAGTTTTTCAGTTCTGTTTATCCTACTGTATCATCAGGTAAGTCAACAAAAGTTATTATCATCTCTACTCCTCATGGGATGAACATGTTCTACAAACTCTGGCATGATGCGGAGAAAGGTAAGAACGAATATATTCCAACAGAGGTTCATTGGTCTCAAGTTCCTGGGCGTGATGCTGCATGGAAAGAGCAGACTATCAAGAACACATCAGAAGCACAGTTCAAGGTTGAGTTTGAGTGTGAGTTCTTAGGTTCGGTCGATACACTCATCAATCCAAGTAAACTGAGAACAATGCCTTATGTGGACCCTATTAAACAATCAAAGGGTCTTGCCTTGTATGAAAATGCAATTCCCGAACATAATTATATCATAACTGTGGACGTTGCGAGAGGTACATCCAATGACTATTCTGCGTTTATGGTTATGGATACAACTACCTTGCCCTACAAGGTTGTTGCACGCTATAGGAACAATGAGATTAAACCTATCGTATTCCCCAATATCATTGTTGATGTTGCAAAGAACTATAATAATGCTTACATCTTGTGCGAAGTAAATGACATTGGAGGACAAGTAGCAGACATTATCCAGTTTGATTTAGAGTATGAGAACTTGCTGATGGCAGCAATGCGTGGTCGTGCAGGACAGCAGTTAGGTCAAGGATTCTCTGGTAAGAAGACTCAGCTGGGTGTCAAAATGTCTAGTGCTGTGAAGCAGGTTGGATGTTCTAACCTCAAAGCATTGATTGAGGAAGACAAACTCGTTAT